AGACCTGACGATCCCAACAAGTGGTTCCAACGGTCTGAACATCCCCACCTAATGCCTGAAGGTACTGCTCGCTCGCTCTACGAGCGTCTCGAATCTGATCGTGCCCCGTTCCTAGCCCGTGCCCGTAATCAATCGCAGCTCACCATTCCTGGGCTCATCCCTCCAACGGAACAGAACGGTCAAACGCTCTCCCAACCATTCCAGTCAGTAGGTGCTCGTGGTGTCAACAACCTCGCGGGCAAGCTGCTGCTGACTCTCCTACCACCGCAGTCGAGTTTCTTCCGTCTCCTACCCGACCAGCAGATCCAAAAGGAAGCAGCCGGGCAAACAGCGGCAGACGGAACAACTCCTCTGCTTACGGCTATCGAGGCGGCACTCTCCGATCTCGAAGAGTCAATCCTCAAGGACATCGAGAAACGAAACCTCCGTGCCTCTGTCTACGAAGGAGTCAAACACCTGATCGTCGGTGGTAACGTACTGCTCTTCCTTCCAAAACGGAAGAACAAGTCGCTGCCGAAGCCCTTCCGTGTCTTCCCGCTCTCGCGCTACGTCGTGCAGCGGGACCCTGAAGGGACAATCCTCGACATTGTCGTCAAGGAATGTGTCTCTCCTCGGATTCTCCCCACTAAACAGCGGGAAGAGATCCAAGAGAAGATGAAGACTGACGAGAAGAACGAACGCGAGGAAGTTGATATCTACACCTGGGTTACTAGAACCGACGAAGGTTCGTACAAGGTTCATCAGGAATGCTACGACATCATCCTCGACGACAGTGAAGGCACGTATCCTGAAGACAAACTCCCGTGGTTGCCTCTACGCTGGTCTCGCATCGACGGCGAGAACTACGGTCGAGCACTCTGCGAGGAATACTACGGTGACATAACGTCACTTGAGTCGCTCTCGCAGTCCGTCGTGGAGGGCTCTGCTGCTGCTGCTCGCGTTCTCATCCTCGTCAACCCCAACGGTCACACCAAACCTTCGGACTTGGCCCGCAAGCCTAACCTGTCGGTCGTCAAGGGTCACAAAGACGACATAACCGTCGCTTCGCTGGATAAGTTCGCTGACTTCCAAGTTGCAGCCAGTACAGCGGAGAAGATTGAGCGTCGGTTGGAGCAGGCATTCTTGCTTCACACCAGTGTTCAACGCGATGCGGAACGAGTCACCGCAGAAGAGATCCGGTATCTCGCTAAGGAACTGGAAGATGCCCTCGGTGGCGTCTACTCGATCCTCTCTGGCGAGTTCCAGCTTCCGCTGGTCACCCTGATCCAATCCCAGATGGAGAGTTCCGGAGATATTCCTCCGCTTCCCTCTGGCTCCATTACTCCCACCATTGTCACCGGCATCGACGCCCTGGGTCGAACTCAGGAGCAGGAACGTCTTGATGTGGCAATCATGCCAATCGTACAAGTATTCCCAGATGTTGGTGCTTCCATCAACACCGCCGAACTCATGCGTCGTCGTCTCACCGCCTACGGCGTGAAGGCTGACGGTCTCATCAAGTCAGACTCTCAGATGCAAGCTGAACGTCAGGCCGCGATGCAGAGCGAAGTCGCTCAGAAGCTCGGCCCTGCCGCCATCAAGGCAGTGTCTGATCACTCCTTAGCTGCTCAGCAGCAGACCCCAACACAATGACCAAACAACTACGTCGTCTGCTGCAAAAAGGCACAGACGTTCTGGCTCGCGGCTTTGCCAGCGACTCATCGCTGAATAACTCCGACTGGAAGACCGTGTTTAACGGAATTGCAAAAGCACTGCACCGCCCGGTACTCACGAGCGGTCAGACCGTCAAGTTTGAAGCCGGCATTCTGAGTCAGGCAGACATGGGAAACCCTTCCCCAATCTGTGTAACAAATCCAGATCGCTTGACGGCTGACAAAACTAAGAAGTCCGTACGATTCGCCCTCAACCAGACTTTTGAGACCTTGAGGATGGTCATGGGGTTTGCCGATAGTCCCGCTGACTTTGACACAAACATCCTGCCTCAGATCAACTTCAATCGGACCATTCTTCGTTTGAAGAGCCTGAACATCAGTGCTGCGGGTGCGGGCTTCACGGAAGCCGACACGCTCCCGACTCGATCAAAGTATCCCGCTGTATAGTTGCGACAGAGAAGAGAGATAGATGAACCCAACACAAGTCACAATCGAAGCACCGGCCCCGTCCGGTCCCTCCGCTCCTCCTGAACTCATCGCCGGTAAGTTCAAGGACAATGCGGAGCTTCTGAAGGCGTACAAGGAACTGGAAGCAAAACTCGGAAGTAAACCCACTGAGACTCCCGCTCCATCCGCCGCCCCTGCTGCTGAAGCAGCTACACCCACGACACCGGCAACCGCTCCTGCTGTTCCCGAAACCGTTGACCTTGCCAAGTATGAGGCAGAGTTCACGGAGAAGGGGCAACTCTCCGCTGAGAGCTACGCCGAGCTTGCCAAGAAAGGCATCACTCAGCAGCAGGTCTCGGATTACATCGCTGGTCGCACCTCCGCTGCCAACGAGATCATTGCCGCTGCTGGCGGTGCCGAGAAGTTCAACGCGATGCGCCAGTGGGCCACCGCGAACATGAAGCCGGAAGAGATCAAGGCGTACAACGAAGCTGTGAACAGCAATAACAAGTACGTCGCTCAACTGGCCGTCAAGGACCTTGCCGAACGCTTCACGAAAGCCTACGGCACCGATCCGAACCTTGTTGGCGGAAAGCCCGCGTCGGGCACGGTTCGTTATGCCTCACAAGCAGAGATGCTTCGGGACATGGCTGACCCGCGATACAACACCGACGAAGCCTTCCGACAGAAGGTCTACGCAAGGATTCAAGCGACCAATGTCTAACACCGGAATGTGGGTCCTCACCCACGCCGCTGCCCTCGCTGCCGCAATCGGAGCGATCTGGCTTGCAATCAAAGCAGTGACCAAACTCACCTCCACCACCAAAGACGACGAGGTTGTCGATAAGCTCGAACCGTACGTCGAAAAAGGCGTGGAGGCGTTGGAGAAGGTCGCTGACGCTAAGGACACCAAACCCCAATGAGCACGATCCTCTCGATCCTGAACGGCTTACTGGCGAGCTTATCCAAGTGGCTTGACTTCCTTCAGGCCGAGAGGAATCGCAAGCTCGGAACTCTGGAAGTAGAGAACAAGGAACTCCGTGAAGCCAACGACAACGCTCGCATCGCGAATGACGTGGATTCTCGTCCCGCTCCTCACGACGATTCCGTGCTTGACGGGCTGCGTTCACCAACGACCGATAGATGACTCTTGGGTCAAGCCGATCTACTTCCACCAAGAGACCATAGACTGGCTCCAACAGAGCAAGCCCTGGCCTGCCTCTCTGTATGAGGATCTGGATCAGGTTGCGAAGCACAATAGAAAGTACCAACTGATCCATGATCGAAATACTTCAGAACGGTAACACCGCCAACGACGCCTCTCCGACAGGCACAAAGATTCACGATCGAGATGGCCGTCAGACCAAGGGCGTGTGTGCCTACAAGACTGCCGCAGGTTCAGCCACAGTCACTCTCCAAGGCTCGTTCGATAACAGCACATGGTTCGATATCACAACCCTGACCAGCGGCTCTCCTGTTGAGGTGACACTGCTTCCGTACATGCGGGCGACCATCGCCAGTATCTCCGGAGCTGTCGTTTACGTCTGGCTGTACTACTAATGTCCTTGACACACTCACTGACTCGCGGGATTGTCTCGCGAGTTGCTCGACCTGAAGTATTTGCTTGGCTAAACACCACAGTGAGTAACAGTCTGGTTGCCGTTGTACCTGATGTGGGTAATTCAGACGCTATTGCAGTCGCCAACGCCGCTGCGGATGTACTTCTCAATAAGGACTACTCCCATCGATTCCTATTCCCGTGGACCAACGTCCCTGAAGGTTTCCAGAACTATCTCTACAAACAGAACCTGAAGACCTACTTGGTTGATGGTGTCAACCTGGATGGAGCCCGATCAATCATCCCCGGTGTGGGGGGTCCATTCATGGCAATCAACTACCCAGTTGGTGTTGATGGTGCCATCTCGTTCCCAACACCCAACGAGTGGTGGGGCAACTTCTGGGGTCAGATGTACACCAGAGATTGTCCTGTCCGTGTGGTTGGACTAGACGCAGAGAGCAACGTCGTCAACTGGGGTTTTGGGAACATAACCCAATCGTACTGGAACTCAGTGTACAACGATGCAGCAGTTCAAGCCGCGAGACCGACGTACATGACACCGTACACAGCAGATGATGTCTGGAATCAGGTTCCTGGTGCCGTCAACGCTTTCAACAAGTGGGCTGACGTGGTTCGCAAAGACGCTCAAAGATCGCTGCTGGTTGACCTGTACGTAAACAACTTCGGTTCTGAGCCTGAGATCGTAAGTGACTGGCAGGACTGCTCCGCTTCAAACGTTATCGACCCCAACGGCTGGCCACTCCCTGGTAACCGAATAAGCGACACCTCATCCCCTGAGGTATACGTCGGATGGTGGGACTGGAGGAACCCTGCGTACCTCCACACGTCACCTAATGTAGATGGATTCTGGTACAGATTCATTCAGTGCAGAAATAACATCTCCCGCACCATTGCTGCTGGTGGTAAGGTTGTGCCTTGGATTCCTCCACCCCGCTGGTCTGACCAAAGCTGGCCGACTCATCCTGCCATCCAGTTTCTACAGAAAGAACTCATCAGACACTGCATGGCTATGGGTGTTGACAAATTCATCTACTGGAATCCTGTGGCAACAACTACCGCCGACGATCGGGATATCGATCATACGCTCTCCTATGATCTGTATCCGTCCCTTCGCAGCTTTTCCGACGCATCTACGTCTGCGGACACACTCCAGACCGGGGATGTAGTTACCCGCTTTGCTGACTACGCACTTCTCTGGAACTCATGATCACACTAGCTAAAAGCATCTCAACGAACACGTCAGGAGACGCCCGGTTGTTCTACGACCTACTGGGATATGTCACACTGATTCAGTATGTGATCACTGGGACCGTCACCGTGAAGCTGGAAGGCTCCATCGATGGCGAGAACTGGGTGGAGCTTGACAGTCAGACGGCATCTGCACTTGAACGTGTGGTGCTATATCCGCATCTACGTGTGACAACCACAGGCGGTACTGGGACGTTCTCCGCGTCCGTGTTCGCCACTGTCACCGATTCTCCCGCATCACTCTAAATTAACCGCCCCGTAGAGCAGTGGAAGCTCGTCAGCCTCATAAGCTGAAGGTCGTGGGTTCAAATCCCACCGGGGCTATTGTGGAGTCGCGACTCCCGGGGCCTGATCAGCCTTACACAAATGATCCAGTTTCACCGGCCCGCAGAGTCGGGTTTGCTGTATAAAACAACGGAACGTAGCTCAAAGGTAGAGTACCCTCCGCGTGGTCACACTTACGAGTGTCATCACCGAGGAGGGGGACGTTGGTTCAACTCCAACCGTTCCGATTAAGCGGTAGGTCGTGGGTTCGAATCCCACCCGAGGCCACAAGCCGAGCAACCGCCACGAGGATGTCGTCTAAGTAAGACAGTGCCGTGAAAAGGCAACAATGGTGGTGCAACTCCATCCTTCCTCCTTCCTCTCACATCCCACCTATCGGCCCAAAGCCCGGCTACGGCTGGACACCTTCTGGACACCCGCGACGGTTCGATGATCGAGACCGTGTTCGTTTCACTCCTCAGTCCTCTTTCAGCACTCGCTGAAATCACTCCGAAAGTTTCAAGACTCTCATGTCTTACACTGCCTCTCGTCTGGGTCAGGACAATGGTTCCGGCTCAGCCCTCGCTCTGTTCCTCACTGTGTTCGCTGGCGAAGTCAAGCTGACCTACGACCAAGCGAACATCATGACTCCGCTGCAAATGATCCGCGACATTCAGAACGGCAAGTCCGCGTCGTTCCCGAAGGTCGGTCAGGCAACCACCGCGTTCCACTCGGTCGGCGGTGCAGATATCGATGGTCAGAGCATCAACCACAGCGAAGTCGTGGTGAACGTGGACGACAAGCTCACGTCGTCCCTGTACGTCGCTGAAATCGATGAGTTGATGTCCCACTACGACCTGCGGGCACCGTTCGCGACCGAACTTGGTCGTGCAATGGCCCGTGCGTTCGACAAGCGATCGCTTCAGGCCGTCATCCTCGCGGCCCGTGCATCGACCATTGTCACGGGTGGTAACGGCGGTTCGTCCGTCGTCCACAGTGGTGCGGCAACCGATGCCGAAGTTCTGAAGAACGCCATCATCTCGGCGGCTCAGAAGCTGGACGAAAAGAACATCCCCGAGACAGACCGCTACGCGGCTTTGCGTCCCGCTCAGTACGCCCTGCTCATTCAGGACACCGACGTGATCAATGCTGACTGGGCGGCAGGCAACGGCAACCTCGCCACTGGCGTGGTCAAGCAGTTGAACGGCATCACGCTCCGCAAGAGCAACAACATCCCGAGCACCAACGTCGCTGCGGTGACTGGTGAGAATAACACCTACGCCGTGGACGCGACCAATACCGTGTGCCCTGTGTGGCACCGCGATGCGATCGGCACCGTCCGATTGCTCGGCCTTACGGTTGAGACGGCTTGGAAGATCGAGAAGCAGGCTTGGCTGACTGTCGCCAAGTACGCTCTTGGCACCAAGTACATCAACCCCGAGTGTGCTTACGAAATCAAGAACGCCTAGTTCTTAACTCCAACCCGTAGGGAGGCTCAGCTTAAAACTGGGCCTCCCTTTTTCGGTTCAATGACTCTCACAACTAAACTCGATGCGATAAATGAGATGCTCTCCCTCATCGGAGAGCTTCCTATCAACTCACTCGACGGCAGTATCCCCGCAGATGCGGAGATCGCCAAGAACATCCTGGACTCAGCGGCTCGCGACATTCAGATCAGCGGTTGGTTCTTCAACACCCAGACCTGTTACACGCTCGCGAAGGACAATGACGGCTTCATCAACGTCCCGTCCAACACCATCCGCGTGGAGATCAACCCGATCAAGTATCAGTGCGTCTCTCCAGTTTTGATCGGAACCAAGCTGTACGACTCCAAGAACAACACCTATGTGTTCACACAAGACATCGTCGCTGACGAGATCCTGTTCATGCGAAACTTTGAAGAGATGCCCGAAGCTGCCAAGAAGTACGCTGTGGCTCGTGCTGCTCGTATCTTCCAGACTCGCATGCTCGGCTCCAACGCACTTACCCAGATCTCAATGAAGGACGAAATCGATGCCAAAGCAGACCTCATGGACTGGGAGTGCCAAGCGAGCGAAGCCAATCTCCTCCAAAACCCGGACATTGCCAAAGCCATCTACGGTCGATACTAGGCACCGCTTTGGTGTCTTAAAGATCCCAGAGAACACCAAAGTAACATCCTGGGATATCAACACTGGTGGTGATCTAACCGCAGATTCCGGATCATTCACTTGGGAAGATGAAGAATAAATGCCACTAATCTCAGGCTCATACCCGAGCCTCGTCAACGGAGTCTCGCAGCAGCCTCCGTCTCTTCGGTTGCCCACCCAAGGTGTGGCTCAGGAGAACATGGTCTCGTCGCTCGTGGATGGCCTGGGCAAACGAAACCCGACTCAGCACATCGCACGGCTCATGGACTTCTTGGATGAAAACTCTCGTCCATTGGTCCACTTCATCAACCGCGACAGTGAAGAGAAGTATGTCATGGTGGTGGACAGCAGAACCGTTAGGATATTCCGCCTTAGTGATGGGGCGTCGTGTCCTGTTCGTGCTGACACACACTTCGAGAAGGACTACGTTCAGTCCGCTGAGCCTTCGCAGGATCTCAAGGTTCTGACACTAGCAGACACCACCCTACTGCTCAACACCAAGACCACCGTTCAAATAGAAGGCGACCCTACGCCCTCGAACAAAGGCGAAGCGTTGGTGGTGATCAAAGCGGGGAACTATCTCACCAGCTACTCCGTCACCGTCAACGGTCAGACCTCCTCGATCATCACGGCCAAGGAAGGATCACATGAAGCAGACACTTCAACGATCGCCCGGAAGCTGATGGAGGGCTTGCAGGACATACTTGGTGAGACCGATTGGAACTTCTATCTCCACAACAGTGTCTTCTGGATCAGCCGCAAGGATGGTGCAGACTTCGTGATCTCCGGTCACGACTCAGTCGGCGACACGTACCTGTCCGTCATCAAAGAGACCGTCCAGCGGTTCTCTGATCTTCCGTCGATAGCCCACAACGGGATGGTCATTAAGGTACAAGGAGATGTCGGGACGGGGATGGACGATTACTGGGTTAAGTTCACGGCTGATCAGGAAGACGTGGTGATCAATCACGGAATCTGGTCTGAGACGATTGCACCCGAAACTTCCTACCGGATCAGTAACAAGACCATGCCGGTGCAAATCGTCCGGACTCAGGATGATGAAGGGAACATCTACTTCAAGATGTCCCGTATCGACTGGGCTCCCCGCATCGCTGGCGATAACACCGGATGCCCGCAGCCGTC